CAAAGACTTGGCAAATCTTTCTCGTCAGAAAGCATTTTCGTAAATGCCTTCCGCTTGATTGACTTGTAACTCTTCCAAGGGCTGGTAAAACTATAACAAAGGTTATAGTAATCGGAATAAAGCTGACGGATTTGAAATCCGTAGTTTAACCGACCCACCCATGGAGAGAGTAGTAAAGAGCCGTCGATACTTTTGAAAATATCGACGTCTTTTGCGTTATCGATGGTAATTAATTCCTGATCCTTATTTCTAAGGATATCAGAAATTTCGGCCGTTCTGATAGCGTGATCTACTACTTCTGAAGGTATTCTACGTAGACTACATGGTATACCAGGTAAATCAATATGTTGATTTATGGATAACCAAGCTCGTGTTTTTTTACGAGTAAATAGACTACAGAAGTCTTGATAAGAAAAAGGGCATTCGCGATCTGAGAACAGATTGTAGAATAGCCCTGGATCTTTCAAAGCTCCGCATACCGCTATTCCCTTTAGGGATAGAGGTGTGACTAGATGACCTTCACTGTAAAACCGTTTACAGAATTCGAAAGAATCGTCAGAGACGATTGTTTTCGATCTGTTAATAGGAATTTCCAGATCGTTTAAAAGCCTAATGTAGGTTTCTGCAACATATTTGTTGTAGATAACTACATCATCACCAACAATAGCGTATTTTCGAAAAAACGAACTACTATTGGGATGGACTAATCTATGTGCAAGTTGCACTAACGAATGATTAGTTAAGGCTAGTAACAGGAAGGAACCGTATGAACCCATAGGTTGACCGGTTTTGTATCGATAGACCCTATTATTAAAATAAAAAGGGCGATCGATCAAGATCTTCATTATACTATCTATGTATAATTTAGGATCGGTCACAATACTAGGGGTAATGACCAAATCTAGTAAAAATCTAGAATAAGCCACGGGGATTGTATCCGTAGCAGATGAAATATCAACGCTATAGAATACATCTTTCCCAGTGAACAGATTCTTTAGATAATCTTTACCAGCGCTTTGATCGAACGTGAAATCTGTAGGAATCTTCCTAATCAGAGTTTCAAGTATGTTATGAAAATGCTTTAGCGAGCACTGTGAAATGCTATCAAAGATAGCAATAACACGGGGCTTCGCAGATGGACTTTCAATAACATGTAATCTCGAAAGGATAGGCTTTCGCCTAACACGACCGAGATACTCGTCGACATCTAAGACAAAACCCTCAGGAAAACCTGAGAGGTGATGTTTCTCAACCATTATTGATTGAGACTTAGGCATCGTCCCGCCCGAAAGCAAGAAAGTCGGAATCATATTCCGAAGTGCTTCACTTTCGACGTGGTTCAAAGCAGAAAGAAGTTCTGGATCCTCACGGATAGCCAGAATATCTAGCATTTGGGCTGAAATGGCAGGTCCATTAGCACATGATTTAAGCGTAACCCGGTTAGGGAACGTTAAACCACCAGTTCGATCATTTGAATCGACTGTTGGATCCATCGTATAAGGATTGTATTGCTTACGAGAGTAAGTAATACCTCTCTTATTAACCATAGTGTATTTAGTGATATGATCACCATACGCTTTAGGTTGCATCCGCTTTGGTCGAAAGACCGCCGCGAGAGTGCTACGATGTTCGCTAATGAATCCTTCAATTCTGTTCTTGTCATACTGGTTCTCGATAGAGCTGAAATTTGGGTTTCAGGAGTCCTTAAAGGACCTATGAATACCCAATAGAATAGTTTGAAAATGAATTTTCTTTTCATGATCAAACCGTCCGAAACCATGAAAAATAATTTTATGGTAGGGACAGGCGCACTTAGGATGCTTAGTCTTTCGACCGAGCAGTAAGTACTTCTCCCATTCTTTCAAATCATTAGCGATCCCTCTAACGTTATGTTGTAGGGAAAACTGAATGCGTTGAGACAGCTGTCGAAGTTTCTTTTTACAGAAACCTTCAGGAAACTTTGTGATTCTCGAAAGTAGACGAGCAGTAAGCTGGCTGTTTAAGCAACTGACTATATCTAAGTCATTGTCAAACAGTCTTTTACTTGGCTCTCGCCAATTAAAGATTCGATTATTTAACATAAAGTTATTTAATTAGAATTAAAATTGGTTGGATTCATCTCGGATTTGGTAAGTAACCATTTCCTAGAGTTCGAACCGTTCTTTTGAAAAAGAAAGTTACACCATAGACGGATCTACAGTGATACTCGCTCTACTAAGAGCAGAATTCATCTAGATACAGAGCCGCAAAAGCTCAAGTCTTAAGACAACAATGTACC